AATGGCTGGGCGATTCGTTGCTGAAGAGGTATAAATTAGACTTGCAACCTCTAGCCCATCACCAATGATGGTTTTGTTTGTGGCAGAAATTAGGATGCCGTATGCGCCATTTTTATCCGTAATTTTATAATCGCCTGCTGGGATTCGTATGACGGCTGACGATGAATTGATCGCCGCTTGAATGGCATCTGTGTCATCAGTAACGCCATCGCCAACAGCACCAAAATCCTTGACACTAACGCTTTCGCTTAACTTGGCTTCAACCGTAGTATCTACCGCGCCAGTAAACGGAGGACTATAAGTGACTAAGTTTGCAACCGTTCCATTCGTTGCAGATGTCGCTACTGACACGGCACCATCGCTAGTAAACGATAAGAGTTTTCCAGAACGACTAGCCGCCGCAGGTAGCTCCATTGAGATAGAGTCAGAGTCGGTAATAGGCTTGCGGATAGACTGTGAGAATGATCGGTTAGTCTGTTCGCCTGCCAGCCACAGATTATCGAAGTCACTGTTTACCTCAGAGGCAAGGAAGTCACCAGAGTTTGTATAGTTCTGGGTACGAGCGTAGGGCATATCCCGATATAGGGTCAGAATGTCGCCTGCTGTAGCGCCTGACGTTAGGGTTACATTACCCCCGCTATCATTGCCCACGTTCGACACAGTGTAATTAGTGCCTTCTGAGAGGGTAATGCCGTTCTTCAATACGACAATATCGTCTTTGTCTACGATCTCGAACGTATACGCAAAGACCGTCTGACCAGAAGTCGCGGTGTATTGGTTACGGCTTGTGTTGTCTGCTACTGTCATAAGTCTCCAACCTCTTCCTCTATTCTATCAAAGGCTTGACGAATAAACGTAAGATTTTGATAGGGGATAAGTCTGCGCAATGCGCGAGTGTCTGATTCATTCCATCCGTCTTCTGCCAGACCAGCGTTAGCCACCCTTAGAGACGTATCTAAAAAGCTCCCGAACGTGGGGCCAAGTAAGTTTTCCGACATACTGCGCGAGGCAAATCGTGCCGCCGGGATGTCTACACCCAACAATGGGCGCATTCCAAAGTTATTGCTTGATAGCTTCTCAAGCGTGTTGTTGATTTCCATGATGCCGCCAAGCGCACCTGATCTATCAATGCCCTCAATCACTAGCTCAACAGGGTCTTCCGCTATCTCTCGCTTCGCGTCCCATTGCTTGAATGAGTAGGACATCATGCCCAAGGTAGTTAGCATCAATACGCCAGCCAGAGCATTGTGATCCTGAGCCTGTAGCGCCGCGATAGTCATGCGCTGAGTCGATGCAAACATAAACGAGCGGAATTGGAAGATCGTCTTGCCCAGCTCGGTAGACATAAACAGGGGCTTTTCTTGACCGGGGACTACGATTACGCGGTCAGACTCTTTACGAATCGCCGCACCCCATAGTCTTTCAAGCTCGGGTGAATCCCAATTGCGAGCATTCGAAAGCCATACGCCATCAACCTTGGTCGCGTGTTTCTTTAGCTCTGCCGCCATTGCCTGTGCATTACCGGCATCAATACCCAAGCGAGCCAAACGCTTATCGACTTTGCCCTTCAGCAGTCCATCAATGACGCTATTCTGCATGGTTACTGCGTGAAGCTGTTTCACTCCGGTCGTCCAGTAATCCATGAGGTTCACACGGCCAAAGTTATCAGTGGCGTACTGGATGCCACGTTCAAACGCTGTGTTGGGCTGTGTGTAATCAGCTACATCCGAAATGATCTGCGAGCGACCGCCCATCAACGCATCAACGCCAACGCCATACCGCTTGGCTTCTGCCGATGACACCTTGAATGAATTGATATTTCTAGCGAGCGGTAACAAGCCCTTTGAGAAAGTCTTGCCAATGCCTTCGGCCATGAAGATACGAGCCACATCGGGAACCGACGACGCTACAACGCCACCCATAAACCGCATATAGTTGAGGTTTCGAGATACACGGCCAGCGCGAACCCATACATTATCGGGATCGGGTTGAGCATAGACGCCACGCATACGATCACGCATTGCAGTGATATCGCGTATATCTGCGTCGGCTTGCTTCTTCAGCTTGATGCGCTCTTTTTCAGTCTTGGCTGTACGCTGTGCTTCGGTGTACCAGTCCAATATCTCTTTCTTCTGGATGGTTAGATCAAGATCGCCAAACTCTCGCACGATCTCCATGTCTGTTGCTGTGTTGCGTAAGTAGTAGCGGCCCAAGTCTTCAATGTCGTTATCCAAGAACTCTTCAACCATGTTATCTGGGATCTGGAATGTTCGAGACTTGAGCGGCCCACGCAGTCCAACAGTGCCATTCAGATTGTTGTTCGCAGAGCCTTCGCCAATCTTCCAGTCGTAGGGAAGCCGACCATCTGGAGTGCCTTGAATGCGCTGTGCGATCTGCTCCGCAATACGCTGGTAATCGTTATCGGTTAGGTCTTTGGCCTCTTTACGCTCTGCCCGGTCGATGATTTCCTGCAACCGTGTACGCTCTGCGCCAGTAGCTTCAGCAATGTTGGCTTCGGCCTTTGTCGCTTCATCGCGCAAACGCACATCTTCATCACGCAACCACTTCGCCGTGGTGTCGATAAACTTGGGAAGGTTCGCTGATACCTTGCCTTTATTCCAACGTCGGTTCAGATAGCCAACAGCAGTGCCAACGCTTACGTCTTCTGGCAGTAAGCCAAGCTCAACCAAGTCATCCTTGATCGGGTTGTATAGTTCTGTACGCCAATTATTCGCAGATTGCAGAGCCTCGGGTATTGCAGACTCTTCATTCCGCATCGCCCGCGCTACTTCCTCGTTGAACTGCCGACGACGCAGACGCCCGCCGTTCTTTCGATACTGCTTATAAATATCCAAATGACTTTGGAGTGCCGCCGCATACTTGCCATCATGGATCTTGGCGCGTGACTCAACAGCCGTGACGATATCGCCATCCATCTTGATGGGATTCTCTGCCAATCGGTTAGAAACGATCCGGGTAAATGGGTTATCACTGGTTAGTGTGCGAGATAGCGGATCAAAGCCCAGAGCCTTGACCAAACCTTTTGCCGCCTTACCGCTTACCTCAACATCTGCCACACGCTGTGCCGCGCCTACGCTCTTCTCTTCTGGAGTCGCCCGGTACTCAGGGGATAGAACACTGTCATCACCTGTCTTTACCTTTGGCTCGACATCCATTGAATCAACAATGCCGCCAATGGCAGACGCATCGAGTGAGTTAGCGAGAGCCTTACCGCCTGCGCCCAGTACGCCGCCTAGAAGCGCCGCCGCGCCTAAATTAATAGCAGACTCGCCATACGTGCGGGTTAGCTGTGATTGATGCAGAGCGGCCTCTGTGACGGCTGTGGAGGCTGTTGCAACACTGCCTGTAACGACTGCCGCATCAAGAATGGAGTTTCCTGCCTTATATGTCTTAGCAATCGCCCCGCCAATCGGTATCAGGTTAATAGGGTCAGCGACACCAACAACGCCAAGGCCAACAAGGAACGACATAGCGCCGCCTTTCTGGATGGTCTCTCGGTCTGCTGTCTCTCTGGCATACTGTTTGCGTACTGCTTCGATCTCATCGACCGTATCGGCTAGTGCCGCATGGGATACAAACTTCTTATCTAGCTTCTCGCCTTCCGATAAGTAGTCGTAAGGGTTGAATGACTGATCATCAACGCCATCTGGTAGACCAGACTCTTGATTAACGAATGAGCCGATTGTGTTCTCTTGACGCCACAACGCGCTTGCGATTTCGAGTGCCGATGGATCTTCATCCTCGGGCGCTTCCGCAAGGTTAGTCAGCTTGTTGATCAGTACGAGATCATCTGACGATTCAATAAAAGGCATCAGTCTTGGCTCTCTCGCTCTTGAATGTCCTCAATGAGCTTCGATCGCTGGCGCTTGCCAGTCTGTTCAATCCTTTCGCCAACTGTTGTTAGCACTTCAGCGGCAGACAACGCTACTTCCCTGCGGATTTCACCGGGTAGCTGTATCGCTTCTGCAATGATCTTGCGGCTATCAGATAGGACGGTATCCGCGTAAAGCTCCGACGCTGGCACAGCCTTTCTTGGCTTGCCCTTACGCTCTTCATATACAGCTTTCTTCTCTTCGAACTGCTGGCGTCTATGGGCAACGCTACCTTCTTCCTCTGCCTGTCTAATTTCCGCCGCTAGTTCTGCTGTTTCGATTCGGAGCTTGGCTTGCTGAGCCTCAACATCGGGGACAAAGTAGCCACTGCGCTGTTGGAATACGCCATCATCGTCAAGGATGAGAACACGATACATAGGCGATCCAGTCGCCGCTGATCGGGCTGTAGCGTCATCGGCCAATAAGTAGATATTGTCGCGGTCAAACTGGAGATTGGGAGCCTCTGCGCGGATCTCTTCATCTAGCTGATCACGCATATACTCAACGCTTCCATTCACAGCGTAATACTGCTCAGGCGCGTACATCATGTCGCCGAATATGGACTGCGTGTAGTTAGACTGGATCATCTTCTCGGCTTGCGCTCTTGCCGCATCCTCATCGGAACCAGCGAGATAGTAGCTCTCAAAGATTGTTTGATACTGGCTAACGGCATTCTGGAATGATGTCGGATCAGCCTCACCAACAATGTCACGAGTCCAGTCAACGTACTTGTCGTTAAACTTCTCAGTCTTGATCT